AAGATCACCACCGGAATCCCCGGAGATGTGTGTACCGCATGTCTGATCGCCGCTGCAACACGATTCATGAAAGACACCAAGAAATGATTTTCTCTTCCTTACTTGCCGATGCTGGCGACAGCGTTTCACTCAAAGCGCTCGGGACATTTCTTGTCGCCGTGCTTGGTGCCTTGGGCATCTTCTACGCTCGCATCTCCGGCGTACAAAAAGGAAGGAAGGAAAGATCGGTGCAAATCGAATCACCGGTTCCCACTCTTTCCATTCAGCAATCGTTCACCCCGCCGACATGGGATCAGCATCTAGCGCTGGAAAAGCGAATTTCAACGGCCGAGCGCCACATCGAAGAGCTGCGAAACGATCAAGGTAAACAGTTCCGCGACATCCTGGAAGCCGGTGTCGAACGTGAAACGCGGATTCTCGATAAGCTCGATTCCGTTGCGAGAAGTTTTCACTCCCGCGTCGATGACATCTTGAAACTCCCAGCTTCCCGCACCCGCCAGTGAACCCGCTCCGCTCTAAACAAATCCGCACCGCCATTCTCCAGGCGTTGATCTTTGCGTCCGGCTACGCCCTGCCAGCGGAAACGCTGCGCACGCATGTGGACGCGCTGCAACGCCCGCCGCTCACGGATGAGGAATGGGAAGCGAATATCCAATGGCTGGAAAGCAATAAGCACATCGTCCGCGTGCCATCCGACATGGATGATACGCTGGTCCAATTCTCGATCACCGAACGGGGCCGCGTGCTCCACTCCACCCTCTGACGTGAATGCCCTCCAAAAAGAAACCTTCCTGGGACGCCGAACCGCGCAAAGCACGGTCCGACGCCAAGCTCAAGAACCTGCCCGAAGAGGTGCAGGAAACGATGTGGCTGCTTCTGCATCCGACCGATCTGGAAACGCCGGCGTATTCTCAGGAGCAAGTGCTCGTCTATCTGTTAGAGGAGCTCGAAGTCTCCAGTTCTACCGGTGCGCTCTCGGAATGGCATTCCTCCTACTCCCTGCGCAAACGCACGGAGCGGACACTTTCCCGTGTGGCACAAGCGCAACAGCTCCTACTGGAGAAAGATCCGACAGCTTCCGAAGAACACCTCCAAAAACTTGGGCAGATGGTCTTCACAGCGGAGAGCATCGAGGACGGCAACCTCAAGGGCTTCGTGGCGCTGATCCGGGAGAGCACACGGCAAAAAGTCGTGAGACTGGACGAACGGAAAATCGCGATGCTGGAAGCCGCAGCGGCACAGGCCAAAGCGAAATTGGAAGCCATCACCAACACGGCGAAATCGAAAGGCGGGATCTCTCCGGAGACTCTGGCGGAAATCGAGGAAGCCGCAGGCCTGCTTTAACTTTCATGGGACGCGCAAAAGTCATACCGGTCCGCAACACCTTGCTTCTCCCCTATCAGGCGAAGTGGGTGAAGGATAAGTCACGCCTCAAGATCGCGGAGAAATCCCGCCAGATCGGCTGGACGTGGGCGAGCGGCTACGGACTTGTTTCCCGGAAGTCTCTGCGCGATGCGCGTCTCGATGCGTGGGTGAGTTCACGCGATGAAATCCAAGCGCGGCTCTTTCTCGAAGACTGCAAAGGCTTCGCCAAACTGATCGATAAAGCCGCCAAGGATCTCGGCGAGCGGGTGATCGATGACAAAGGAAACACAGCTTATGTCCTCGCTCTATCCAATGGTCTGCGGATTCACAGTATGTCTTCTAATCCGGACGGGCAGGCCGGGAAACGGGGTGATCGTGATCTCGACGAGTTCGCCCTGCATCCCGACCCTCGAAAATTATATGCGATCGCTTACCCCGGAATTACCTGGGGTGGTCAGCTTGAGATTTTCAGCACGCACCGGGGCAGCGGCAACTATTTCAATCAACTCATCCGCGAGATCCGGGAGAAGGGCAATCCGAAGGGCTGGAGCCTCCACCGCGTCACTCTCGAAGACGCGCTGGATGCGGGCTTTCTCTTCAAGCTGCAATCCAAACTGCCCGCTGATGACGAGCGGCAGGAAATGGATGAAACCGATTATTTCAATTTCATCCGCAAGGGAGCTCCGGACGAAGAGAGCTTTCTCCAGGAATACATGTGCATCCCATCCGATGATGCCTCGGCCTTCATCGAATGGGGACTGATCGACGGATGCACCTATGCCGAAGGCGAGGATTGGGATCTGACACTCGAACAAGCTGCGACCAAAGAAATCTACGGTGGCCTCGACATCGGCCGTCATCATGATCTTACGAGTTTCACAGCCGTCGAAAAAGTGGCGGGCATGCGGCCGGTGCGCAAACGCATCGACCTGCAAGGCATGACTTTCTCTCAACAGGAGGCGGTCCTGTATCCATGGTTCGAAGTTTGCAAACGCGTCTGCATCGACAGCACCGGTCTGGGCATGCAGTTCGCCGAGCGGGCAACGGAGCGCTTTGGGAAATACCGCATCGAAGGGGTGACCTTCACCGCGCCAATGAAGGAAGAACTCGCCTACCCCGTGCGTGCCGCTTTCGAAGATCGCACCACGCGGATCCCCTTCGAAGATGACAAACTCAAGTCCGACATCCGTGCCATTCGCAAGGAAGTGACCACGTCCGGAAATATCCGCTTCGCCGCCGATCGCGGGACAAACGGGCACGCGGACCGGTTCTGGGGGCTCGCCCTGGCATTCCATGCCAGCAAGACGGCAATCACAAATTACGGAGGGAGCCTTTGCTGATGATCAACCGTCCTGAAAACGACCGCGCAATTTTGCCCTCTGACGGGGCCGTGAACCGTTCCAACGGCTCATCACCCGCGAAATCCGCCCCTCGCCGGTTTGCAACGGGTTTCCGGCGATTTGCAACGGGGTCCGAATCAAAGGATGAATCGCTATCTGACGCGAAATCCGACAACCGGTCCGAATCCACCGAAAACGAGGGAGGAGAACCATGAATTTCTTTTCCCGAGTAAAAGCGGCTGGATCGATCATCGTCGGCAAAAGCGCCGGCGGTTGGGAGAAGATGTTCGACGGCATCGGTGCCGGAAACAATAATGCCGATCTGGCGCGGCCCTACGCGAATTCCGTCTGGGTTTCGGCCGCGATCAAATTCGTCGCCGGTCCAATCTCCGCCGTGCCGATCATCTTCACGGAAGACCGCCGAGGTGGAGACGTGGAGATCGAAAATCCGGAGCTCACGAAGTTCTGGCAGAAGCCTGCGAAAACCAAAGGTGGGCTCATGACGCAAAGCGCCTTTCTCACGGCAACCGTGGGCTGGCTGAAACTGCGCGGCGAATCTTTCTGGATCCTCGACGACACCTGGCTGATGCCCCGTGCGAAGAAAAGCCCGCTGATCTTGGCGAGGCCAAGCGAAATGCGCGAGATTCTCAGTGCAGATCGTGAACTCATCGGCTGGCAATACCTGGACGGACGCGGCAAGCAATCCACGCTGATTCCGGATCAAGTCCGGCAAATCAAGTTCTGGAATCCCTATAACGAATTCCGCGGACTCGGCGAATGGGAAGCTGCCAAGATGGCGGCGGACGCCGACTACGCCCAAGGAGTCTTTGCCCGAAACCTCGCCAAGAACAATGGCGACCGAGGCCCGATCGTCATCGGCAAAAGCGGCGTCGCCTCGAAAGAGCAGCAAGACCAGATCACCGCGCTCCTTCGTCAAAAGCGCGAGCTCGCACGCCAGGGAGACTATCGCCCGATTTTCCTAACCGGTGACATCGATGTAAAAGAACCCGGCTTGCAAGCGGTGGACGCGGCCTATGTCGCGCAGCGTTTGGAGAACCGGCATGAAATCTTCGTCGCCTTCGGTGTGCCGCCATCCTTCGCGGATGTCAGCGCGAGTTATAGCATCGGCAGCGCTTCTGACCGGTTCAAGCTGATCGAGGAAACCTGCATGCCGCTCGCGAACATGATCGCCGACGAGATCGAAGCGGTGACCGCAATGTTCCTGAACGATGGCAAAACCATCTTCGCCGACTTCGACTGGACTCGGCATTCCACGATGCAGGCCGTTCGCCGCGAAATCTTCGGCAGCTTCAAAGATGCCGTTGGCATCGGCATGCCGCCCCGGACCGCCGGCGAATATTTTGACCTGGCACTTCCCCGCTTTCCCGGTGATGAGATCGGAAGAATCCCTTTCAACCTTACCGAGATCATCGACGATGGATCCACGGCCGATCCGGAACCGCTTGCCGATGACGCACCGGAGGATAAAATCGCGGACCTGTTTGCAATGCGGGCGAAACACCTTTGCAAGGCAGCGAAACCGGTTCGTAAAACCACCAAGGCGGCATCCGACACTTGGGCGAAAATCCACAAAGCCCGTGAGCCATGGGAACGGAAATTCGAACAAAAGATTTCCCGCTACCTGATGGATGCCCGCGCTGAGACGTTGCGAAAAATCGCAACTTCCAACACGGAAGAAAAAGCCGTGGCGAAAAGCCTCGATGCTCTTTCCCTCATCTTCGATCTGAATAGTTGGTTGACCAACTGGACGCGTGGACTGCTTGGCATTTCCCGCTCCGCGATCGAAGCGGCCGGTTTCGAACTCTGGTCCGATGAACTCGGCAAAGACGATCCTCTGACCATGCCTGCGGCCGAAGTGCTCCAAGTTCTCGGTGAGCGGGAAAACCGGTTGAAAGGCGCAGGTGAAAAAGTCTGGACCGAAGTGAAGGATGAGCTCGAAGCCGGAATCAAGGACGGCGACACGATCGACGAACTCGCTGCGCGGGTGAAGACGAAGTTCAAAGGCATCGAGTCCAAGCGGGCGAAGATGATCGCCATCACGGAAACGACCGTCGTTTACGAATCCGCCCGCGACATGGTATTCCGCGCGGCCGGTGTGCAGTGGACGATGTGGGTTCACTCCGGCCTCGCCGATCACGCCCGCCTCAACCACCAAGGCGCAGACGGACAGATCCGCGAACTCGGCGAACAGTTCGACCTTGGATCCGCGAAACTTTTCTACCCGGGCGATCCGGCGGCGCCGGCGTCCGAAGTCATCGGCTGCAAATGCGTGCGAATCGCCGCTACCGGTCCGGACCAGGACGAAATCTTAGAAAACGATGACGACGGGGACATCCCCTACTAACCATGATCAAAGGACTCTACATCGAACGTGCGAACAAGATCGCAGCAGCGACGGCATACCCGAAAAACCCGCTCATTCCCGATCGGGATCCGCGTGACGCTCACGAACGGGAAATGTCTGCGCGGACCGCACGGACACAGGCCGACGATCTGAAAATCATGATCGAGGAAACGGAAAGCTTCATCGAGCGCATCGAAGAGCTGATCGATCACCTCGCCAATCATCCATCGAAATCCGCTCACCGCACCCTTGCACAGCGCGATCTGGAAAACGCCTCGATGCGCCTCCGCCGCGAACTCGGCGACAAACCAATCTAACAGAACTTCCCATGTCTCAAAAACTGATCCGCACCATCAACCCGGAAGTGAAAATCATTTCCGCCGAAGAAGGCATCGTCGATTACATCGCATCGAACGAAACGACCGACAGCTATTCCGAAATCGTCTCGGCAAAAGGTTGGCGCTTCACCCGGTTCAAGAAAAACGCGCCGTTTGTCGATTCCCATAACTATTGGTCGATCGAGAAACTCTTGGGCAAAGTCGAATCTTTCGCAGTGGTCGGAAAGAGCCTCGTCGAGCGCGTCCGCTGGGCAAAGAACGTCGAGGAAAACACGCTGGCGAAACTCGGCTGGAAAATGACCGAAGGCGGATTCCTGAAAGCCGTCTCCGTGGGATTTATTCCGACGCGGTGGGTCCGCAATGGTGGCGAGGGCTGGAACGATGCTCTCAAATCCATCGGACTCAAACCGGAAGAAGGCGAAGCGATTCGGTTTATCTATCTGGAGCAGGAACAAATCGAACTGAGCGCCTGCATCATCGGCGCGAATCCGGATGCTCTCGCCAAGAGTTATAACGAAGGCTTCGTCAAAGACGACGACCTCGCCTCAGTGGGCTTCGCCGACGAAGATATGGCATTTCTCAAAGCGGCCGGATCCGCGCTCGAACGGCCGGACGTCGACCCGCTCACACGGAGCCTGGTCGCCCGCGAAATCGGCAGGATCACCGGCCGGTCAAAACATTCTCAGGAAAAGCAACACGACGAAAACACCAACCCACCAGGCAAGCGCGCCGGCGGTGAGGAAGAAGAGCGGCGCGCATTCGAAAGAAAGCAATTCCTAAGAAGCCTAGCGGACATCACCTAACACTAAAAACCGGCGATCCGCAAAACCTCGAAAACACACATCCAAAACGCTTATCTATATGAAAAATTATAATATCATCCGCCGCTGGCTTCTGCCGGCCATCGCCGTTCTCATCGTGGCATTGGTCATGAATGGAAATATTGATCCTGCATCTGGCGCAGGGCTCGCCGTCCTTCCGATTCTCGGTTTCCGCCGTGGTTTCCTGATGGACAAGTTTGACGCCGATATGGGATCCGGTGGATCCGCTTTGGAAGAAAAGGATTTCCAAGCGAAAGTGCTCGGCAATCAGAAAGTGATGAAGGTCGAACAAGAGGAACTCCTGAAGAACGTCGGCAACCTGGACAAGGAAACGAAGAAAGCGCTGCAGGAAGTCACTGACGCGAAAAACAAATTCGACGGCCTCGATTCGGATTTCAAGGCTCTCGATGTGGCGATGAAAAAGCTCCAGGTCATGCTGACACTGGAACAGCGCATGGCGAACGGCGGCAACACGCTGTCGCTCGGACAGCGCACGATCAAGGACAAGGAAACCGCCAAACAGGTCTTCGCGATGATCGCCCGTTCGATCTGCAAAGAAGATGCGGCGAAACGCGCTCTCGGCGAAGACACGTCTCCCGGCTCGACCTACATCACCGACGAACTGAGCACAGACATCTATGATTCGCTCCTGCGTTATGGTGCGTGGGGAACATTGGGAGTCCGTCCGGTCGGAACCAAAAACCACAAGATTCCGATCAAGACCACTCGGCCGGTTGCGAACTTCATTCTCGCGGAAGGCGGCACGATCAACGATGACACCACCAAGGCAGGCACTACCGCCAGCCTCGAAGTCGAGATCATGGCCGTCTTGCTCAATGTATCTCTCCAGCTCATCGAAGACGGAGAGATCGATGTCGTCGCCGATGTGATCGATGACTTTATCGAAGCGCTCAACTTCCGCCTCGATTATGCAGCGTTCTCCGGGAACGGAACGGCTGATGGTCCGAACGGAGGGATTACTGGTTTGTTTAACTTCGGCACCGCTTCCACGGCTACCGCTGGACGCTTGAGCATCGCGTCGACGAAGTATGACGACTGGCTGAAATGCCTCACCACCGTCGATGCGGTTGTGCTCAGCCGTCCGGCTCGCTGGTGGATGCATCCGACGAACATCGCCGCTGCGGTGGGCGTGAAGGATGACAACGGCCGTCCGATTTTCCAAACTGCTCTGGAATCTCCGGCCGGTGGAATCCTCAACATCTTCGGCTTTCCAGTCACTCCTGTGGGTGCGGCTCCATCCGCCAACGCGGCGTCCGCGAAAGTCGCCGCCTTCGGTGATCCGCGCGCTTTTGCAGTCGCCGTGAGAAAGCAATTCGCGATCGAAGAGTCCGACCATGCACGCTGGACGACTCTTGAGCGTTCCTTCCGTGGCCACGGCCGCGCAGACGCAGTCGGCCTCAAGGCCTCCGCGCTCGCAGTCATGACCCTGCCAGCAACCTAACCGATCTCCGGGCTTCCATGTCCGCAGACTGCCGCCGTTCGCCAGGACGGCGGCAGAAGCGGGCGGGGAATATCCAGGAACATCGAACACCGAACGTCCAACGCAGAACATCGAACTTTAAGCATCATGGCGAAAGCATCCACCACCGACAAAGCCGCTGCCGACAAAGCCGCTGCCGACAAAGCCGCTGCCGAC